TATAAAATGGTGTTTTTGATAACCTATTTTACCAAAATTAAATCACCATTATTAAATGAAACCATTGTTTTTCGTATACCTAAATCAAGCAATACCGATGTGCTTGACCTACCAGCATTTCTAACAATACCTCTTTTTCCAAAGTATTCATCATATTGTGATTCTACTTCAACTTCATCACCAACATGAAAATATTCTGATAAATACTCTTTAAATTTTTTCATATTCTTATAAACACTTTCTCTTTTTTATTATGTTTCCACTTGGAATCAAATTTTATCTTTTTCAAATAATTGCGTAATCCTTTTTCCATTTTCTTAACATCGCCATATTCTTCATATGATGATATATTCATCCGTTTAATTAATTCATCTGTAGGATTAGATAATTTTGAAAACATTTTATCGCCCGAATTAGCATCCACATATTTTTCAAGCGATAGAGAAAGATTTAACTCATTTGTTGGAATAAATTTTGAAATATCCTTTCTTATTTTTACTTGACCTTCTTTTTTACTTTCATATACATAATCAAAAAATTTATTCATTTTTTCAATAAGAATAAATTCCTCAAGCATAGTGATTTTCAACAAAATCTTCTTCTCCTTGTACAGCCCATTCTTTACCCTCATATATACCATTTACCCAAGCTTCAGGTGCTGAAGGATCAGAAACAACATCAATTGTACTCATATAATAATCCTCATTAACCATCTTAACTCCACTTCTTTCTGAAAGTGTTCCTAATCCTCTTGAAGAAACCCCAAGCTGAACACCATCATCAAATAATCCCTTAACAATATCTCCAACAGGAGTTGATGTTATTTGTGATTTACCTATCCAATTATTACCTTCTCTTTGAAGAGATTTAATAAAATGACATGCCCTTTCTGGATTTACAGAAGGTGATTTAGGATGATTAAGTTCACCTAATGATCTATTTTTATTAATATAATCCTGTGTATATCTATCAACTTCTCTTTCAAGAATATTTGCTGGATATATTCTACCATTTCTATTCTTTTGTTCTGCTTGAAGAAATACACCTTCAATAAAGTATTTCTTACTTTGAGTAGATTCATCAATAATAATTCCTGATTTAATTTGATCAAAATTATCTTCTACTATTAATAATGCCATTATTTTACCCCATTATAGTTAAAATTAATTCATAAACAACATCAATATTATGTATATCATTATTTATCATTTTAGTCATTTTAATACGATTAAAATCATTAGTAGATTCATAATATCGTTGTATAGTAGCAATTTTATTACGAACAATTTCAATACCATCAATAACACAATCATCATTACGTTCAAGTATTACAGACATTCGACCATAATCATAGAATTGATTATTCAATTCTGATATAAATTCATCATAAAACTTCAATTTATTTTCCAAACATATCTTTAGATATTTCTTCTCTTCTAGTTTCTATACGATCCATTATTTTTGACCCCATAACAGACCCAACTTCAGCTTTTAATTTACTTGGATTTCCTTCTTGAGCAAATTTAACAATATTTGAAACACTACTTATATCAATATCATTATTATTTTCTGTTCCTTCTGACATAATATCCCCTTTTATTTTTTATCAACTTTTATTTCTTTTTTAGCAAATTTATTATTATCTTTTGCTTGTTCCTTAGCCTGTTTTTCTTGAAATTTTAATTGATCAGCATCAGCTTTCGCTTGAACTTCACGATCTTGATCTGCTTGATCTGCATCAAAATCTTGTTGTTGATCCATTCCTATAGTATCAAAAGCAGAAGTTTCTTCACGTTCTTTCTTTTCACTATCACGCTGTTTAGCCAATTCTTCAGCTTCTTCTTTGGTTTGTTGAAGTATATTTTTTCTAATCCAATCAAGTGAATAATAACGTTCTATCATTTGATCCATTTGCTCAACTACTTCAATACGATCTTTTAATACTGATAATTTTTTCAATTCTGTATAATAAGAGTCTTCTACCCAAATAAAATCAACAAAAGCTTCTATTTCATCCCAATCATTTTCAGTAACTATATTTTTAAGAATTAAATGAGTTTTTAAAATATCAATAAATATATTAGAAAACTTTATTCTCAATCTAGCAATAAATTTAGAAAATTTAATTTCATCACGAGTAATTTCAGAATCACGACCCAAATTAAACATACTTTCACTTTCCAATCTACTAACTGGAACATTAAGTGATTTATATAATTTATTTCTAAAATATTCTAAATCTTCAAGTTGACCGAGATTTTCACCACCCGAAAGAGTATCAATTTCAGTTCCTCTACCACCCTCTCTTCTTGGTAGCCAAAAATCTTCAAGCATTGCTTTATATCGTTTTGATTCATCAACAGTTCCTGTTTTAGTATTATATGCAATTTTATTTCTATAACGAGCCATAATACCATTTAGATATTCTTCAGCTTTTGTTTTTGGAAGATTACCAACATCAATATAAAATATTCGTCTTTCAGGAGCACGAGCAACCCTATAAACAACAATAGCATCTTCTAACATAGAAAGTTGGTTTGATGTTTTAAGAGCTTTATCAAGATATGATATTATAAACTTTTTCTCTACATCAAAAATACCACTAGAACTAAAAGCAATAGAAGGTTCTGAAAATTTAAGAGCTTGTTCTGAATTTAAAAATGAAGCTCCATAATATGAACCAATACCACCAACATTTATTTGATTTCCATTTAAAGCATCATTATTAGGTTTATATATATAAAAATTATCTATTTTATTTACAAGACCTTTATTGTCTTTTTCAATTTTACGAACTTTTTTAATAAGTAAAGAATCAATATGTTCAATTTTTTTAATACCATCAGTCTTATTTTTATCATCAATTAAAAGAGCAAAATGACTTCTTCCATCAACATACCATTCACGAAATATATCATATCCTCTTTTATGAAAACGCATCAATCTAAGTAATAACTCAAATTCTGCTATGATTTTTTTCTTTGTTTTTTTAGATATAGAATTAATACTATCTAAATTGAGCTTTACTGGATAAGGATTTCCAGCTTCATATGTTATAGCTTCATTTACTATTTCAGATATCGCATCATCAACTTCAGGACATAAAGCTAAAGCACGATACTTTTTGATAAGTTCGAATTCATCTTTTGATATAATATTTGAATCATATACTTCTATAAAATGACCACCTTGTGGGCCAATATTAACAATATCAAGAGATCCGTCCTCATTATCAGGCACTACTACTTTTAAAAGTTTTGTATCATTCTCTTGTGCTTTTTGTTTCGTAATCTGAAATCCAAATAGTTCCATATATAGTCCTTAAAATGTAAAATTATAAATAATTATATAACATCCTCTTTAACTCCTTTTAGGGATGTTAAAAAAGGGGAAATGGTCATTAATGATCTTTCCCCTTTGTTTATTATTTATAACAAACAAATTATGCTACTACGTTAATACCAGTAGGTTGAACATAATTATCTGGAAAATCAAGATCAACAGCAGTTCCATCATCATTACTAATAATAATTCCACCATTTAAATTAATTTTTGGTATTATATTATCAATAACACCAACATTAGCAACTGTATATTCAAAAGTAAGCATGTCACTTAATGATGTTCCAGAATTGTATGAAGCTGATTGTTGAACACCAGCCTCTTTAAATTCTATTACAGGACTACCAGTAACATTAATATCTTCATTAAAATAAACAGAAAATCTAATAATTTCACCAGATCCAATAGAATAATCTTTTGCTGCTGGATTATCAATAGAAGTAATATTAGGTTGATTATAACCAACAACACCTGTCATACATTGAATAACAATTTCTTGTCCATCAGCCATTTTTCGCACCCAACCTCTTTCATCACTAAAAACAGTAGATTTGCCTGTTCCATCTTTTGTCATCCAATCATTCGGATTTGTATGTGAAGTTCCCATATTTTACTCTCCTTATGTAGTTACGCCTTGTTCACTTGTTACTTCCCAATAATTCATTTCAAAAGTAACAGTAAATTCTTCCACGGTATCATTACTATCAAAAGCGAGTTCAATAGCAGACATTTCTGTAGGATACATATCAACTATATGATATTGAGCCATACTTTCACCATCTCTTCCTAATTGTTCAACTACAGCATCAGAATAAACATCAGCTATAGCTGGTTTACCTAGATTTGATTGGTGTCCGTTAATTTCATCCATCCATTGTGTAACCATATGACGAACAGCAAAATCAATATCATTAAAAATGGTAACTGTCCATGGTTCAAAAGTTCTATTACCCGGAACTTTAATTTGACGACCCAAATATGGAACATCAATATTTCCTATTGTACTTGCTGGAAGACTTGCGCCTTTAGCAAGAAATTCAATATTTTGACCTAAATTACTCATATACACTTTGTATAGATTAGGTCTTGCACCTGAAATAAATGCGCCTTTAAAATCAGTTATATTTAAACTTGGCATCTTTTTTTCTCCTAAAAGTTGTTATTTACTGAAAGGGGATATTTAAATATCCCCTTATATTATTATTTATTAACCAAATTGTCCGATAATTTCATCGAAAACAACACCTGTTCCAGTAGCAACAAAGTTCAGAGTAATAAAGTTAATTGATCTAGCAGGTTTAATATAAATATCACCTACAAAAGCATTATTATCAATAACAAACGGTGTATTGTTTGTTTCATCACATACTACTTGAAAATCATATATACCACGTCTTCCCTGAACATCACGGAGATAAGGTTCAACCATCTGTTTGAATCTTAAACGAGTAAATTCATCATTAAATTCAAATAGAAGATACTTAGCTGCTTTAGCAATCGCCTTTTCAAGAACTATAAACAATCTTCTTACATTAATACGATCAAACGCAGAAGGTTGAGTAAGCATTGTTCTATCACCATAAAGAAGTGTTCCTTCACCAAACATTGTATTAATTGGATTTACAGAATTAGGATACATTTCATCCCTTTCTGTTCTATTTGGATTCCACGCAAGTTTCACTGTATTCTTTATATGACCACGATTAAAACCAGCAGGACTCCACCATGGATCACGAGTTTCATCAACACGAGCACAAAGACCAGCAATATCACCATTACAAGCAACCCATCTAAATGTATCATTGTAAGTATCAAATTGATATTTCCAGTTACAATCAAAAACACCATAAGAAGAAGAAGGAAGAACCCCTCTTTGTCTCATAATATTATCAAGTTCTCTATCTTTAGCATTTACAACTGTTCCAATTCCACCAGAATTTAATGCTTCAGGAGAAATAAACGCTACACAATCTTTACGATATTCAGCAATATTTTGAATAATATAATCTTGAAGAACACGATCAGCAGGGCCAGAAATAAGAAGTCCAATATCAATTTCTTCCATATTCTTAAAATGATCCCAACCCGGAATAAGTTCATTATTTGAAACTCTATTTCCATTAGAACCATTAGCAAGAATAACAGCTACAGGAGAATCAAGAGATTCAAAAGTTCTATCCTGAGCATGATTTCCCCATGAACCCGGCCCTGAATCCATACCAGCAGGAAAATCACCAAACCATACATATTGTGAACGATCACGAAGAACATATGGATAATATGAACTTGTTCCATCATCATATGTTCCATCAATTGCTTTAGAACAAAAAGCATAACGTTCAAGAATACGACCTTTATCACCAGTAAGATTACCAGCACCATCTACAACTACAATATGCAATCCATCATTAGAACCATTTTTCTTACGAGTATATTCTGTTGTTTTTGGAATTGTAAGAAATTGATCATAATATTTCCATAAATCAGCTTCAGCTTCAGCAGTATCTTCTTGTGTTATAACAGGAGCATCTACTGTAATAGTTTCTGTTCCATCATATCCATATCCAGCAGTATCAATATTAACAGCAGTAACACCACCACTAACAATAACAAGTGAAGCTAGAGCCTGTGTTACTATATTATTAGGAACATCAACAGTAGCAGTAGGAGAACCTGTATAACCAGTTCCACCATTAGCAATAGAAACAGCAGTTATCACACCATCAACAACAGTATCTATTTGAGCAGTAGCGCCACTACCAATACCAATAATTGTAATTGATTCATTACCATCATATCCATAACCACCAGATGTAATTGATATAGTATCAATAGCATCACCATCTGTAGTTACATTTACAGTAGCAGTAGAATTAACTTTTGTTGGAGCTTCTATTGTAATATTTTCTGTACCATCATAACCAGAACCACCACTATTAATTGTAAATGAATCAACAGATTCATTAGCATATGTTACATCAATATCAGCAATAGTTCCTTGAGTTGTAACAGGAGCAGGAATTGTTACTTCAGGAGGATTACGATAACCTGAACCAACATTAGTAATATCAATACCAACTACAACATCACTTTCTACTTTAAGTGTTCCTTCAGCAGTAACACCACCATCAAACGGAGCAGTAAATGTTACAGCAATACCATGATCATCAGCAGTTGTATAACCTGTACCTTGTTTTGTAATTTCTACACTTTGAACAGTTGAAAATGTATCTTCATCTGCCATATGAATTTCAACACCATTAGCAACAGTTCCCGGAAAACGACCAGCAAATTGACCCCAATCATTTGTAGATGGAGTTGAATGATTATCCTGCCAATCATTAATATTTTTAATTAATAATGGCGAAGCAGGAGACGCTGTATTATCATATGAATTACCAGCCCCCTCACCAACAACACGAAGAACTTTAAGATTTCTTGAATAATCCAAAAAGTTTTTAGCACAAAACCAATATCCAAAGTTATCATCATCTGGAATACCAAATTCTCTTACAAGCTCTTCTTCAGAAGATACAAGAGAATGTTTTTCCAATGGCCCCCACGCAAATTGTCCAACAATTGCAGCCGCTGCTATTGATACTTGAGGAATTATCTGTGTTAAGTCCCATTCACGAACAACTACGCCCGGACTTAATTGAAATGACATACCCATAATTTTTTACCTCTCTTTTAAAGTTAAATATAAATTTATATTTGAAAATCAAATTTTACACTTATATTTATAAAAATGAGTTTTTAGACTTGACAAAATTAGGAAAAATAACTATATTATATAATGTAAGAGGGAATGATTCCCAAAAAATTTATATTTTGGAGTGTTTATTATGAAAATGAAAACCAGTGATTTTGAAACCCTTAAAAAATTTATAAATAATACCGTTGATAATTTTGAAGTTGATATTGAAAAAAAATATGAAAAATCAGGATTATCAAAACTCAGGTTCCGTTGGGATATGTTTCATTTATCAGGCATTAAAATTGGAGACGGAATTGGTATCCCAACTGGCGATATTATTGATCCTGACCTAAATGAAGATCATATTGACACAGCACTACGTAAAATATTCAAACATAAAAAGGAAACAAAAAAATGAAACCAATCAAACATGAAGTATGGGATTTAGATAATCTAACCTTTGAATATGCTGAAAAATTTAATATCAATCCAAGAGAATTCGGAGACACATTTATCAAAAAATATGTTCCAATAATGAATGATTGTGATAATGTCTATAATCTTAATTACGTTGATGTATGTTTTGATACAAATGATAAATTAGACAAATCAATCGTTGATTTTATGGGACTTGAAGTTCCTCTTGGAAATAATTTTATTTGTGTAACTTTTAGACTTTAAAAGAATCCTTTGGAACAAAATCAACAATTTCTTTATTAAGAGTTTTTGTTAATTTAGATATATTAATTGGTTTTCCTTTTTCTTTTATTTTATAGTAATCAGCAAACACAAAATATCCACCTTTGCCATTCTTTGAAGGCATATAATGTGAATCTACATTACGTTTATTAGGAACTATTATTATATCACCATCAATGTATTGCTTAACACCATCTCCCATTTTTATAATATCTGCCATAGAATGAGCAGCACCTCTATGTGTATCAATTAATATATCTTCTGGAACAACTCGTGGTCTTTCTTGATTTTGTTCTATAGCAACTGTAATATCATTAACTATCCATACAATATGTATATTTTCTTTCTTATACCCATGTGTAGTAAGTTTATGAC